GCTTCATATCTATCAATACGAATCATATAATTGCGTTTAAAAAATTTTAAAATAGACCGTATTAACCGACGGTCGGCGGGTAGCGTTTAAACTTCGCAAAAGTATTATTTTACTGAACTTACGTTTTGTGCCAAGATACCTCTCCAAATAATAGAAACGTATGTGTTAGAATCTAATGCACTTGGTGCAGCAGGTAAAATGATAGAAGCATTAATATTGCTTGCACCATTTAATACTAAATTTGGTTCAAATACTTGAGTTGCAAAACTATCAGCACTAAATTGGTCAATAGTATATTGAGCAGGTGATGTTGCAGTTGCAGCGTTAAAGTTAGTATTTTGTTGAGTTTGTGGTGCGTCATACGCTTGTAACAAATCCCAAGAAGGTAACACGTTTTGATTATTAACTTGAATATTCAAATAACCCGTGTACAAATTCCAAAGTTGAGCAGCACCTGTTGAAAATGCAGTTAAGTTTGGATAAGTGTACGATTTACTCGCTCCTGTAGAACCTGAAGTTAATAATACTTGAATACTACCAACGACAAAAAAGTCTTGCAAAGCTAAACGACGTTCTCTTGTTAAGGGTGTTCCATTTTGATTGTCGTTAACTAATACAGGAACGTGATAAGAAGCAGCAGTAGTTGATAATAAAACTTCACTTCTTAAATAAGAAGGAGTTAAAACTGCGTGACTTGCGTCATAACCTAATTGGTTGATTAATGTTTTCGAATTATCGAACAACATTCTATTTCCTACTTGTGTAGCCATTTTTATTTTATTTTAATTTTTTATTAATAAAAGTGAAAAAAGTTGATATTAGTTTTGTTCTAAAATTGCAGTTGCAGTGATTTTATCACTTCCAACACCTGCAAGGTATGTACCTTGACTTGAACCTTGATAACCTGCAATATTTCTAACAGGTTGGTTGTAATAAGGATTTCTCATTGCTCCAACACCTGCTAATACACCTGCAGATTGTACTAATTTAAGACCACCAACGGCAATCATACCTGCGCCTAATTTAGCACCTACGTCACCTTTGATAAACTTAGGAGTAAAAATACCTGCTACTACAGGAACTGCTCCATTAATTAAACCTTTTGTTGTTGCAGACATTGAACTTGAAGCCATAGCAGAACCAACTGCTTTGCTTACTGCTTGAGCAATAATAGCTCCACCTATTACATAGGCTGAACTCATTAATTGTCCACCAATTCCGCGTATTGCACTATGACTTCTACGGCGTTTTGTATGGTGGCGTTTTTTAGCGTGATGTTTTCTTCTTGCCATTTTGTTTTTTTTTGATTATTGTGAAAATTGTTAAATATGTTTTTTTAATTGAACTATATGTGTTTTATGTTCTTTCATTAAATTTTTTAATTTTTTAATTGTAGAACTATGCTTTTTTCTTTCTTTTAATGGCATTGACATATATTTTTTACACATATGTTCACATAATTGATGTTGTGCCATTGCTTTTTTTATATTATCTAATGCGTGATTACTTACACCTGACATTACACGAATGTTTACATTGTGACTTTTAGTGTCTTTGTGCATTGTAGTAGCTTTTTTCTTAACTGCTCCTATTTTACGTTTTCTTGGTGTACGTTTAACTACGTCGTAACCGTGCGGCATTTTTTTACCTTGATTTTTTAATTGTCTTTTTAATTTAGTATCTACTTTACCAATTCTTTTTTTAGCTGATTTTTTACGAACAACTTTTTTAGTTGCTTTCTTTTTACCTACAGGACTTTTTCCTTTATGTTTACTTGCATAAATTGCACTTGCTTGTCTAACATAATCTGTCCATTTAGCAAATCTTTTAGGATATGCTTTTTTTATTGCTTTTGCTTCTTTTACGATTGATTGTAAAGCTGTCATTTTTTATTATTTACTACTTAATAAATATACGAAAATTAATCCAATTCCACCATATAAAATATATTTTGTATTTGGATTTGTTGCTATATTGGTTACTAAATTTGTTGCCGTTTCAACAGGGGTTGCATTATAATTTATTTCAGTTTGGGTAAATGCTGCAGCGTCTAAATCTTCAAAAATTCTATTTACATTACCGTATTTAGTACGAATACTATTTAAATAATTATTAAAATATATTTTAACGTCTGGAGATAATGTTAAATAATCATCTTTATAATTTTGTTTATACCATTTTAACCATTCCCTTGTATTAACGTCTATTGCTTTTGGACTTATTTTTTGACTATAACCAATTACTTTAATTAATCGATTATATGAATCATCATTAACTATTGTTGGCTTTGCATTTTTTATAAAATCTTTTGCGTCTGCAGCAGGGTGACTTGTCCATTGTTCCCATAAAGAACTTCCAAAATTTATTGATGATACAATTAAAGCAATATCAGCAGTAATATCAGCACCACCTGTTGCCAATACTCTTGCTGCTGACGTTCCTGTGGTAATACCACTTGAAAGTAAACTACCTACTGAATCATTATATGTACAATTTAAATTCAATTACTTCTTCTTTAATAAAAATATTAATGCAATAGCACCTACTCCAAGCATTAACAATGTACTTTGGTTCATACTTGATTGTTGTTGTATAGGATATTGATTTGGAATATATCCACCACCTGTAGGTGAATATCCACCATATGCAGGGTTATATACTCCACTTCCTTTACCTTGTGTTGCTGTAATTATTGAAGGTGCTGTCAAAAAAGCTGTGTTAATTAAATTTCCCCAATCAAATCCACCACTTGTTGAGTCACCACCAAAAAAATCAAACGCACCTAATTGGTCGTTTTCATTACTTATTCCGCTTAAACCTACTAATGCCATACTATTTAATTTTTTGTCTTTATAAAAATAAGGGTCTTTTCTTTGATTAAATCTATCTAATACAGGGTCAATCCAATATTCTTTTCCATTTTCTTTAACTACGCAAAAAACGTGTTCAGGTGTTTTATTAAATGGGTCATAACTTGCAAATCTATATGTAACTTCTAATTCAGGGTTTTCGTTTCTTGCAAATGCGTCTAAAACACCACAAGCAAATAACGCAAATGATTTGCAATCTCCCTTAGTACTTACTATACTTGAAGGTGATTTTAAATATTGAAATTCATTGCTTTCAATAAAATAAGTAACATTTGCTTTTAAAAAATCAAATATATTTTTACCTGTTTTTTCTAAATTTTCTGCAATAAAATATTTATATATTTTATCGTATTGTTTTTCATATTTTTTATGAGTATTTAAAATACCTGTAATAATATCAGATACATTTTGATTTTCCAAAATAACATTCTGTTTATTTTGAAAAGGGGGAAGGATACCTAATATAACATTTTTATTTACCATTATACAGCGTAGTCAAAATTTAAAGGAAGTGGAATATAATCTACAATCATTTTTCCTTTAAAATTTAAATTAAATCCTGATGTATTAAATTTCCTTATAAAATCAGAAATACCTAAATAACTTAATGTAACAGGAATAGTAATAATATTTGCACCGTGATTAATTTTAATTGCAGTAATTCCTCTTACATAACCAACTAATGCACCATTAACCATTAAATCACCTGTTATATTTTGTATTTCGCTTGTTGTTGTTGTTGGATTGTTAACTTGTACCTGTAAATTAATAGTAGGACTCATTAAACTCATATTACCTAAATCCAAACCCTTAAAAAAAACACTTATACTTTGTGATAATAAGTATTTACGATATGCTATATAACCAATTACTAATACAGGTATTATCCAAACGTTTTTATTCATAATATCAGTTAAAACACTAAATTAATTTAAAAACGTCAATTTACCAATTTTTTTGCAAAATGTCAATAAAATGTTAATTTTTTAAATATGTGGAAAAGTTTATAGCATATATAGTCTTATATTCGTAGAATAAATATATATTCGCACTGCTGCAGGCAGTCGAATATATATTCTAATATGCTTTAAAAAGAACCTGTTTTGGTTACTTTTTTCACCTTTAAATAAATAAAAAGTAAAAAAAAGTTGGAATATCCAAAAAAACCCTAAATTTGGATATTACTAACAAAAAATACCTTTTATGCCCAACAACATTCAAGAGCATACCTTGCTCGAAATTCAGCGTATTCAACAACGCAATCACAAATTAGAAAGTTTACTTAAATTATCGGATTGGAAAAATTTAAGAATTGTTTTTGAAGCTAAAAACGATTTAAAACAGGAATTTGTTATTATTGACCAATTTGATTTTCCTTACAATTTAATTGAAGAAATTCGTTTATTAATTGTTGATAGTATAAATCACAATGAAAATGATATTGCTACATTAAATTTTAAACTTAAAATTGATTAATATGAAAAAGTATACTATAGAACAAATTTTTGATTGGATGGCTGACCAAGAAGAATTTTTGCATTTTGCATATAATAAATCTGTATTAAAAAATAAAAAAATTCCTAAAAATGCTATACCATTTGAAAGATTTTGTTTATTAGCGTTTGAAAATGGAATGAAAGAATATGATTTATTAGTAAAACAAACTAAAAAAAGAATGTAATATGAATAAAAATGCTACACAACCTGCTTTTCCTTGTTTACCTATTCAGGATAAATTCAATCAATTAGTTGTTCCTGTTCCTGGTATGTCTAAATTGGAACATTTTGTATTGGAAATATATAAAGTACATTTACAAAATTCAGCACAGGCAAATATTTTGCCATTGACTTTATGTAATATGGCAATAGCTGACGCAACTGAATTACTTGAACAATTAGAAATTCAAACTAAACCTACTGAAAATGAAAATAATAAATTATCTATTATACAATAGAAATGGACAATCTTTATTAATCTTTATAATATGTTTAATTTTATTTGGTCTTATAGAAAACTCATAAATTGGAAAAAAATACTAACATTCAACAAAGTATTGAGCAACTATTAGAACTTAGAAAATATAAACCTGAATTTAAACCTAAAGCCGATAACGTATTATTGCGAATACAAAATAAAGTAGTTGCAACAAGTTCTAATTATATTGTCTTTGGTGGTTTACCAAAAGCAGGAAAATCATCTTTTCTAAATGCGTGTATAGCTTCTGCATATGTTCCTTATGATATATTTTCTATGAAACTATCATTTATGGAAAATAGAAAAAAGTTATGCCTATTTGATACTGAAAGCAGCGATTACGATTATTATAATCGTATTGAAAGCATAAAAAAATTTGCTGACATATCAGTTATGCCTAATTCATTTGATAGTTATCAAGTTAGGGAAGATAGTGCAGCCACTATTCGCAAAATGATAGAAAAGTATTTAGAATTAAATCCTGATTGCTCTATATTAGTAATTGACGGACTTTTATCAATTATAACAAATTACAATGATGAAACTGAAAGTAGTTTATTAACTAAATGGTTAATGAAAATAACTAAAGTTTATGATTTGTTAATTATTACGGTATTGCATTTTAATAAATCTAATGATCACACTACAGGTGTAATAGGTAGCCATTCCGATAGATTTGCACAATCAACGCTGGACATTAAAAAAGTTAAAGAAAATAATACCTATGTTATGAACGCACGTTTTATGCGTTCGGACGCTGATTTTGAACCTATAACATTAATGAATTTTAACGGAACATTGCAACAAGTAGAAAATGAAAGTGTTCAAAAAAAGACAGGTAAAGCAAGTGATTTAGATGATATGGAATTAAAACGAATTTGTAAATTAGTATTAATGTCACCGCTTCTTTATAGTGAAATAATAGACGAAATAAAAGAAAGGACTGCAGAAAGCAATACTTATGCAAAAAATTTAGTCAAAATATGGATAAATAAAGGAATGATTATAAAAGACCAAAATAATAAATATAAGACTCGTTAACTTTTTTAACTTTTATGAAAAAACTAATATTATTAATCAAATTACTATTTAATTTTTTATGGGCAGTAATTTTTGTATTTATTATTATGTTATTTGTTTTAATTGAACACATTTTTGAAAAATTTAAAATAAGATATAGATGATAAAAATTATTATTATTATTATTATTTGGGAATTATTAAAAAATATTATTTATAAAATTTTAAACGACTAACTATGAACATTAAAAAAATGTATTATTTAGGTTATTGGATTTTTGAAGTAGCAGGTGAATTTATTGTCAGTATTGATAATACTACTCATAAAACAATAACAAGTGCTAAAGCACATATTGATTATTTATGTAAATAAGAGAAGCCACCTTTTTAGGGTGGCTTCATTGAATATATTTACTAACATTCAATACCGATTACGGCAACTTTTTTCACCACAAATATACAACGTTATGAATTACCAACAAAAAATTTATTTTATTATTCAAGAACGTAAAATGGCTTGTTTAAACGATTTAATGGAAATTACTAAGTATAAAAGAATTACGGTACTTAGGGCTATTAGTTATTTATTAATTAATAGAAAAATTAAATCAATAGACTATTTAGGTACTAAATTTTTCGTATTAAACCCTAAATATTTATAAATGGGAAAACAACTTTATACAGCCATTGTATTTTTTGAAAATGGTGAAAATGTAAGGAAATATAGAAATGTGTCAAATTTGGGCAGTTTTATGCGTTTTTTAGCTAATATACAAGCACATTATTGTAATCTATATGAAAAAGATACAGGAAAATACTATAAAAGACTATATGTAAAATAAAAAAGGGGTGTAGATACACCCCTCGTCCTTTTATTGCTTAAACCTATGTATGAAAATCAACCTATGAAAGAAATAGTGTTTTTTCTGCTTGTCTTCTATTTTTAAGACCCTTATTAATTATTCCACCTGCATACACCCATTTATCAAATTCACTTGCTACAATAGACTTATTATTGCCACTATTTAATAGTTTTAACAATGTACTATTTTGCAATGCGTCATTTCCTAAATTATATGCAAAACTACTTAATGCTACTAATTGATTATCATTAATAGGTACTTTAACCATTTGCATAACTTTGTCAAAATTTGATTGTGCCTCTAATAATAACCAACGCTTTGCAGTTTCTTTATCTATAATATCACCTTTTTGTACAGGTCTATTTTTATCCCAATTAAACCCACTACCGTAACCTACTGACCATTGTTTAAAATCCCATTCGGCAATAGGTGTAAAATTTTCTAAATTACCAATAAAATTAAAAATTTTATCACTTAACGCACCGAATTTAGTATTTGTTAAACTTTCAGCTATTTTTTTTCTTAACATATAAAATATAATTACACTAACTACGGCAGTAGCTAATATCTTTTTATTTTTCGTCATTATTATTTATTATTGTCAGCGTCTTTTGCACTTGCACCCATTAAAAATGTAGATATTCCTGCAACGGCTTGTCCAATTACTTGAACTTTACCTGTACCATTCATTGCAAAATAACCTGCAATGGCTGATAGTAAACCAAAAATTGTAGTTTTAGCGTTTTTCATTATCGTTAAATTTTTTAATTTTCTTTATATTATATACAATAGTTGTGATACCTGAAGCAATACCGATAGTCATTACACCTATTTTAGTCATTAATTCAATATCCATTAAACTAATTAAATAAGTTGTAAAGGTTATTAGTGTACCTCTAATACTATACATATCAAAATTATTGTGTATCATTTTCTTTTGTTAATTCAATAGCAATATAATTAAATGCGTTACTTACTTGTACTGCGTCTTCTATTTTAGTAAAAATACCTGCTTTAATACTTGTATGAATTACTTGTTTAATTATTTGTAATGCTTCTTCTTTTTTCATAGGTTTATTTTAAAAGTTAAAAAAGTTATACTAATATAAGGTTTAATTGTGTTGCACCCCATTGGTACGCGTATGCGTTACTGTCAGGACTTGTTGAATATGCTTCATAATCAAAACCTGATAAAATTAAGTTTCCGTTTGCTAATTCTTGTTTTTCAGTTGACAATAATTGATAAAAAAAAGTAGCACTTGTACTTAAATTATCACCAATACTTGTCATATTAAATATAGTAGCTTGTATCATTTGTCCGTTGTACCATATAGATACTGGTTGTATTTGTTTCATATAATTATTTTAACTTAAATTACCTACAAAAGTTATAGAAAATTTTGCGCCACTTGTTCCTGCTATTGTTGTTGCTCTTATTTTTATTGCACCTCCTGCACCGTCATCAGCAATAAATATAGAAGAAATTGGATTTAAACCTCTTGTATTAGAAGATATTGCAGTTAATGTAGCATTTGCAGAACCATTACCTGCACTTAATAAAGTATAAGCTGCTTGAAATTGATTACTTCCACCTGTTACCCCTATTATTTGTACATATAAAGTACCTGCAACATAATTATTACCAATTACTGTACCAGCATTATTAGTAAAAGTAAAAATATCACCTGTTGTTAATGAACCTAATGTTATTGTATATTGACCACCAGATAAAATGTAAGCATTATTACTTATTGCTAATTTTGTACCTGTACTTATATTACCGTTAACTTGTAATAAATTACCATTATCAGTTGTAGTACCTATTAATACATTAGCTGTGCTTTTTATTGTCATTGCAGTAGTTGGACCGCTTATTCTAAATCTAATATCACCATTAGGTTGATAAAAATCAAACAATGAAGCACCACCTGTAATTTCTGAATATTCAGTAGCACCATTTGCGAAAAATAAAGCACCACCACTTGTTCCACTTAATGTTAGAGAACCAAAATTTGAATAAGAAAGAGGAACTGTTGTTCCAATTCCTACTGCACCTGTATTATAATAAATATTACTTCCTGTAGTTGTCCATTGTGAAGCTGCAGGAATTTGACTTGTCAAAGCTAA